CTATGTGGTATGATAATAGACCAAAAGATACAGAGAAACATTCAGTGACAGATATAGAATATATGTCTGGTAAAATAGAAAGAACACTTCATGACGGCACCAAAGTTGTTTTAGTTGAGGGTGAGACAGGTGAAAAACTTGTAGATAAGATTGAAGCACAGTTGACTGATCGTGGCGAAACACTCTAACAAAAGAAATCCATTTGATTTTGTAAAGTCGGTCTCTTACGACAAAAAAGACCTCATGGTTGATGAGGTCGAAGAGAAAGCATATCAACCTTTTCTTATTAATAAAGCATTATCTTACCACCAAGATACTGTCTTTTTAACTAACGAGATGAATGTCCGTCATAGCACGGATAATCGTCTTCAATATCTATTTTTTCTAAATACCATTAGAAAAAGAAAGAGATTTTCGAAATGGCAAAAACCTTACGAAAGTAAGAAATTAGATACAGTGAAGAGTGCCTTTGGTGTATCAACACAAAAAGCCAAAGAATATCTAGAGTTATTGAATGACAAACAATACCGTGAGTTGAAAAACAGTATGAAAATCGGTGGTAAGAATAATGGATGATTACGAACAAGTAAAAGACCTAGTAGAAATTACATTTCCAGAAAAAGACGACTTCTTAAAGATAAGGGAGACCTTGTCTCGTATTGGTGTTGCATCAAGAAAAGATAAAGAATTATTTCAATCTTGTCATATATTACACAAAAAAGGAAAGTATTACATCGTTCATTTCAAAGAACTATTCAAACTTGATGGTAAACAAACTAATTTTGACGAGGGTGATCTTGCAAGAAGAAACACTATCATTGATTTACTGAGACAGTGGAGTTTAGTTAAAGTTTTAAATTCAAATCAAATATCAGAACCAAGAGCACCACTATCACAAATCAAAGTCATACCATTTAAAGAAAAATCAGAGTGGATTCTCACTCAAAAATACTCAATCGGCAACTCGATTACCTAAATATAACCTTTAGGAGGAACAAACTATGTTAGAATTTTTCCAATGGATTATAGCATGGGTGCAAGTAATACCATGGTTAGTCATGGGTGCATCTTTAATAGCTGCTCTAACACCTACTCCGATTGATGACGGTCTAGTCAAGAAGGCATATAATGTCCTTGATTGGGTTGCACTCAATGTAGGTAAAGCGAAGGATAAGTAAATCCAAAAAAACCCCTTGAATTATACCAGATTACCTAATATAATGGTATCTGCATAATAAAAGAGAGGTAATTATGGAATACTTTATTGCAATATTAGTAGTAGCAGTGGTTGGATACTTTGTCTATGACAGATACACAACTACATCCTCTTCATCTACAATAGTAGATACTGCGAGTGAACTCACTCCAGCGCCTGTATCAGCACCAGTGGCAGATGCAAATAACAATGGCGTGACTTCAAAAGCAGAACTTAACAGATTGACAAAGGTTCAATTGTTAGAAATGGCAGATAGAGAATCTTTATCAGTTAAGAGAAGTGGCAAGAAAGCTGAAGTCGTAAATGAAATTTGGGCGCAGCTAAGATAACTGCACAATATCAAATAAAAACATAAGGGGTCGTAAGACCCCTTTTTTTATGCCTGAGAAAAATTTATTCGTATAAATAGTTGTATAATATTATGAACTGGATAGATTTTTTAGCAGAAGTAGGAGCACCAATTTTTGGTTCTCTTGTCATGGCGTTCTTTATCTTCCTAACATTGAAATACATTCTTGAAGGAGTTCTTGATAGTGTCAAGTCTCTTACAGGCATTATTAGTATGTTAGAAGATAGAGCAAGAGTTATGAACAATGATATTGTAAAAATTGACCTACTTATTTCGCAACATCTCGAACTGAAACCAGATTTAGAGAGAGTTGCACGAGCAGAAAATTTTGTAGAGGATGGTAGCATAGATGCAAGAAGAGATTAACATCGAACGAGAAGATGTCTTAGATTTAGAAGTTGATTATCTATCTGTAATTGCAGATATGTTAAATGAATTTGGTTTTCCAATAATCATTGCATTAGCAATGGGATACTTTATCTACTTTGTCTGGAAATTTGTGACTGATGAATTACAACCGATGATTGATAAACAACAGACGGTTTTAATTAAACTGATAGATCAGATGCGAATGCTAGATCAAGATCAGATTAGACTTCAAGAGAAGTTGAATACAGTATTAGAGTATCGTGATTCACAGATACTAAAGGAGAAATCAAGTGAAAATAATAATATTAAGTAGTTTATTTTTGAGTGCAACATTGTTTGCAACACCTATTGTTCATGAGTTTAAGAACCCTAGCTTTTCAGGAAAAGGCCAAGGCGCTCACTATTTGACCATAGAAAACCAAGAACATTCAAGAAAAAAAGAAATCGAGGACGCCCTTGAAGCTGCCAGAAAGGCAGCTGAAAGAGAGGCAGATAATTCAACCTTAGCAAAATTTATTAGGAACTTAGAGTCAAGAATCTATGCTCAAATGGCAAAACAACTTGTCGAATCTATGTTCTCAAACGATGGTTCTGTTAGATTTGGTTCTTTCACATTAGAAGGAAATGTAGTCACATATGAAGTGATTACAAATGAAGATGGTTCAGAGTATATAAGAATGACCATTACTGGTTCTGATGGAACTGAAACAGTTATCGAGATACCAATCGGAACTGGAAACTTCGGTCAAGATCCTGATGGTTAAATATCTCTTAGCATTAACACTTCTAATATCAGGTTGTGCATCAGTGCCTAAATTTTCTAGTGATCCACAAGATTGTAATCCTAGAACATGGGGAGAAGAATACAATCATGACTTAGTGAACTATGCAAAGGCACTTGGCAGAACTTTTGAAAGAGCAATGCCATACATTTGTGTAGATGAGGCAGAAGTTATTAGACTTCCTTCATTCTTAGAATTGTTAGATTTACCACCTGCAAAAGAAATGCCTGTGGTTGCAGTATACAAGTTTCAAGACTTAACAGGTCAGAGAAAAGAATTACCAAATATTGCATCATTCTCTACAGCAGTCACACAAGGTGGCACACCTATGGTAATTGATGCATTGAAAACTGCTGGCGGCAATAAATGGTTTAGAGTTGTAGAGAGAAATGGCATAGATCATTTAGTTAGAGAGAGACAAATTATTAGAAGTGCAAGGCAAGACTTTGCAAAAAAAGAAGGACAAGACAAGTATCAAGAATTAAATCCACTCCTATTTGCAGGAATTATAATAGAGGGTGGTATTGTTGGTTATGATTCTAATCTTTACACTGGTGGTCGAGGCGCCAGAACATTAGGGATTGGAGTAAGTAGACAGTATCGTAAAGATGCTGTCACTGTAAGTATGAGAGCTGTATCAGTTCTAACAGGCGAAGTTTTATTAAATGTTCAGACTAGAAAGACTATCCTTTCAGTTGGCGAAGGAGGCGATGTATTCCGATTCATAGAAGAAGGAACACAATTAGTCGAGTTCGAGGACGGAGTGGGAAATAATGAGTCAGTGACTTACGCAACACGAGTGGCTATTGAAGCTGCTGTGTTGGAATTAATTTACCAAGGGCATGATAGAGGCTATTGGGTTATTGAAGAAGGACACAGGCATCCTCATAATAGTGATGGCGTCAATAATTTACATGAGATTGACGAATCTGAAATTGATGACATCGAGTTAGAGATACCTGAACCTTTGGAAGATATAAGAGGATAAGAAAATGAATAAAATACTTAGTTTAGTATTACTTTTGTCGACATCATTCGTTTTCGCACAAGCAACTGATGATAACGAGGTTATAATAACACAAACTGGTGACACTTTGAAGTTATACATTGATCAAATCGGTTTTGGTAACAAAGTTGGAGGGGACGACTTTTCAAGTGGTTCTGGTTCAGCAATGAGTATTACTGGTCAGTCTTTAGATATTAATCTAGACATGATTGGTAACCAAAACATATTGTTCGGTCCAGTTATCGCAGATTCTTCTGATTACGATTTAATATTGACAGGTGATTCGAACAGCATAGATTGGAACATAGGTTACCAAGGTTCTGCTGACGATTCATCAATTCAATTCACTATCACTGGTGACTCTAATACTTTTGATTTAGATCAAGGGTATGTCTATAGTGCAGAGAGATTGAATGCCGATTTAATTTTAGTTGGAAGCAATAATGTATTTGATGTTGATTGGGAATCTGATGACTTAGTTTGGAACTTTGACATCACAGGTGACTCAAACAACATTAACACTTTGCAAAATGATGGCGAACAAGAGCTAAATTTTGAATTAACTGGAGACAGTGCTGATGTAGATATCAATCAGATATCTGGCACATGTGTGAGCGGAGCGTCTAACGCCTGTAGTTCACCTGATGCACACATCACACTAGATATAACAAGTGATAACAGTGTTATTCAAATCAATCAAAAAGATTCAGCTGGCGATAGCTAGTCTTTTATTCATCAGTGGGTTCGTATTAAGCGAACCCATAGGTGGAGTTATAGAATCTACAGGTGTCACATCACTTGTGCGAGAATCGAACCGACTTCAATCAGATGTCGGAACAGATGTAAACATATACGATGAAGCCGAAACTGCCAATGGCAGAATGTTAATACAGTTTCTAGATGAAGAAAAACTTTCATTAACAGAGAATAGTCTTGTCTACATTGACGAGGCATATTATGACCCAGACCCAAGTAAATCTAAAATGGCAATAAGTATGGTCAGAGGCACTGCTCGTTTTGCCTCAGGTGCTGGTAATAGAATCAAAAAACAAAATGTAGATGTTTCAACACCAACTGCAAACATCACAATGAGAGGAACAGATTTCACAACAACCATAGATGAACTCGGAAGGACAATGGTTGTTTTACTTCCTGATGAAGAGACAGGTGCATCATCAGGTGAAATATTAGTATACAACGATGGTGGTGAAGTTGTATTGACAGAGGCATATGCGGCTACAGTAGTATCATCATATGATTCAGCACCTACACAATCAGTAATTATCCAAGGTATCACACCGAATCTAATTGATAACATGTTTATTGTAAATCCACCATCAGAAATAAGAGAGCAAATAGAAGAAAATTATCAAGATGAAAATGACCAAGATCAAGGAATATTAGATGTAGACTTTCTAGAATTTAACGAGTTAGAACAAGATGCACTTGAAAATACCAAGGGTGATCTGGAGTTTTCA